AAGCTATATTTATGGTGTTGTACCAGAGAAAAATTAGTTTGATAGAAGGTCATGATGCCCTCGTGAAAGAGGGCTATACGAAAAAATCAGATAATCCTTCTAATACAACCTCATTAACAACCTTAGTCTTAGGATTTTTTACCTTCAATACATGTCTAAGAGTTGGCATTGTCTCAAAAAATGATTGTATCTTTTCAAATTGATTGTTGGTTAGTCCTTCAACCCATGCTTTTGACTCATCGAGAGAGTCAGAAGTAAAATCATCCTCACCAACATAAACTCTTTTGATGCATTTAGCCACAAGTTCGTATTCATCAACCTTTTCGTCCATAAAATTAATTTTAGTAAAATAATCTAAATCAGGATATTGCATTTCAATGGTAAGATCACCACCTAATTTTATAATATTAGTATGACCTTTAGGATAATTGACTTTAACGTCGTCTACCATAAATTTTACATCTACAGTTGTTTCTCCATCATCAGCACATGTGACTCTCATCTCAATCTCTTCACTAATTGATCTAGCACGTATTTGTAGAAACAAATACTCAATATCAAATAAAGCAAGGGTTGCCATGTCTATCTTTGTAATAAGACATGCCTTTATAGTATTTGTGATAGCGTCTAATATTTGCTCTTGATCTTCATTCTCCATTGCCAAGATCAATATCTTTTGTTCTTTGACAAGGAATGGTCTATACTTTACTTTCTTCTTTGTAGAAGGAATTGTTAATGTATAGGTTGGCGTTGCAATCTCAGGTAATGCCATAATTTATAATTTCAGTATATTATATAGTAGGTCACATGGAATGCATTAGGTGACTATACTCATAGTAAAATCCAACAGTCACCTTAACAAGTTGAGCTGCTCCAGCTGAGTATGGTATTGATGCTACAGTGTATGGATATGCATGTACAAGTCTTGCGTTCCATGGATTATAGTAATCATTTTGTTTTATATCTCCACTTTCGTCCCGTTGTTCCTCTGCTGATCCCTTAAATTTTTCTAACTTGCTTATAAACATATCACATGCATAGTCTTCATAGTAATTAGATGCGAATGCTCTCTTATATGGTTGATCATCATAGAAGAACTCAGGGTTAGAAGCGGATCCATTTTGTGTAAAGTCTTGCCATGCTCTAAAAAACTTCAATGGTAGTGATGTTCCATCCATAAAGAAACTTACATCTAGTTCGTTATACACTTTGGCAGTTGCCATTTTTTGTGTAATACCTTTATGGACTGACTTGACATCAAATGCAGAATAAGTTACGCCTGGCAACTGTATCTCATTACATAACAATTGTAGATTTAACTCATCGCCATTATCCGTCAACTTTAAGAAGTCTTCCCCAAGATTATCCTCAAAGAATTTTCCTAACTTTGGTTTCTTAGCAAAAGAGAATTGGTATAAATTGGATGCAGAAATACCACCAGACTTTCCAATAGCCTGCATGAAATTCTGTACTCCTCTTGCGGATGCCATAAATAACCGTATGGTTTGATATATGTATTTATGAAGTCTTACAAGGGAAAATACAAAGTCATCAACTATAAGAAGTATATTGGTGATCCTACGACTGTCATATATCGTTCTTTGTGGGAAAGAAAAGTAATGATATACTTTGATCAACGCAAAGATGTCAAACGTTGGTCATCAGAAGAGATAGCGATTCCTTATCGAAATCCCTTTGATGGTAAGGTTCATAGATACTTTCCAGACTTTTACTGTGAAAGATTAGATCCTAATACTGGTAAGATAGTCAAAGAGGTTATAGAGGTAAAACCAAAAAGACAAACATTACCACCTAAATCCAAAGGTAAGACATTATTAACTGAGAGAAAAACCTATATTATAAACCAAGTAAAATGGGAAGCTGCACATGACTATTGCACCGACAGAGGATACGTCTTCAGAATCTTCACCGAAGAGCAGATTCGACCAGCTAATTACAGATCTAAAAGGAAATAAAATATCCAACTCTCAACTAAGAGATGAGGTATTTAACATATTATCAAATGATGCCACTGAATCACCGAGCACAGGTAAGTATTATACGTTTGAATATGATCCTAAATTTGCAGATAGATTGAAGGAATGGGATCAATATCCACTTGTATATGCTATGGAATATAAGAAGAATAATCTAATTGGTGCAAATATACACTATATACGTGGTACAAACTCCCGATTAAAGGCACTAAATAATAAAAGGTTTCCTAAACGAACTTTACGTCAATACATACCAAAGAATGCAGATCGCATCTTTTTTGAGATAGGCGAAGATGAGGTGCAACTATTAAGCACACTACCCATAGAAAAATTTCATCGTAACAGATAATGGCTGAAACGCAAAATACAGTTATTGAATATCCAGTAGGTCTCTCCGAGATACCATTTGCTTCTTTTCTACAAATAGAAAAGTATAGTTATGATGAAGCTATGAAAACTGTTGCAAAAGAACAGAACGATGCTCTTGGTTCGTTACAGAGGAGTCAGTTAGGTAATGCGATTGATCTTATAGGTGATGCACAGGAACTTGCATATGCATCTGGAGATTTTTCTGAAGGTCAAGACGAGAGATTTAATCAATATTATACAGCAGCAGATAGATCAGATAGTAAATTATTTTCTGGTGGACAAATTAATATATACGATCCCAACGTAGATAAAAATATAGTTGTAATAGTAAATGGTGAAGAGATAACTGTGGGTCAATTACTGCAGAAAAAGCAGGAGATGAGAGACAGGCAAAATAAAGGTCTAATGTCTAAGAAATGTATGTTGCCTTTACCCAATGAGTTTCAATATAAGTATGGTGCAGACTGGAACAACGAATTTAAGTTAGGAACATTAGCACTTGCAGCAGACGATGCAGGAAGATTTCTTGCAACAACTGCAGCTGGTGGTTTAATTGGTGGAGGAAGTAGTGCACTTGCACAATATCTTAGCAATCCAGTAACAGGTGCAGGATCAAGTAAATTATTAAAATCACTTGGAATTGATCCTACAAAAGTTGTTCAAGGTGCTGCAGGAGGTGTAGCGACTGCTGCTAACTTATATGGTGTCAATAGTCAACTTAACCCTACCAATCTTGCAGGATTAGCAGGACTAGCACCTAACGAGAACTCAATACAGTTCTTCCAAAGAATGCAAAGTAGACAATTTAGTTTTAGATTTGAATTAGCAGCAAGAAATAAAAAAGAAAGTAAAACGATAATCGAAATAATTGAGTGGTTTAAACGTGGTATGCATCCTGGCTCAAAACAAGGTAGAGGTAGTGCAGTATTACTTACATTCCCAGATGTATTTGTATTATGTCCAAAATTTGTACAGTGTGATGAACAAGGTAATCCAGTAGGAGATCCAATACAACATCCTATGATGCCTAAAACTAAAATATGTGCATTGACAAATTTAACAATAAACACTACACCATTTGGTCAGTTACAAACAATATTTGATGGATCTATTCCACTAGTAACTATGGAATTGATGTTTATGGAGACAACAAAACTTACACGTGCAGATATGGAGGGTTCTACTTATACAGAAGAGAGAGCATCACGAATTGCGGGTGTCAGAACATCAGAGGGTGGTTTTGTTACTGATGGTGATAATAAATTTACAGGAGTGGTAACTTACTAATGTTAAAAAGACTTCCCGATTTATTCTATAACTTTTCGTCAAGACCTCTTGACTCAGATTATTTGCTTGTCAAAAATATATGGCGACGTGCACAGATTCTTGTAGAATATAAAACACAAGTTACTTTGTTTACAGAAGAGAATGTAAGAGACGGTGAACGTCCAGAAGATATTGCTACTAGATTATATCGAAATCCTTTTTACAACTGGACTATACTTGTTATTAATGATATCACAGATGTATATTCTCAATGGCCTAAATCTGTGCAACAATTACAAGATTTTATAAATCAAAAGTATGATAATCCTATGGCAACAAAGCACCATGTAACTACAGAGGTTAAAGATGCTAATAATAATATTATTGTTCCTGCGGGTAAAGTTGTTCCATCTAATTTTCAAATATCATATTATAATGGAAGTACAACTGTTACCTCAACTCCTGTAGCGTCAGTGACTAATGCATCATATGAGACAGAATTAAATTCAAAGAAACAAAATATACAAGTAGTTAAACCAGAACTAATTGAAGATTTTGTATCAGTATATTATGAAATATCGAATAAAGGTAAGAATCAACCATCGGCAACGTCAGCAGCAGATATAACAATGGATTAAAAAAGGGGTCGTATGACCCCTTTGCTATTAGTCGTCTTGTGCTAGTTGAGCAAAATACGATAATGTATCAGTTTCTGGTGCAGCAGATGGTGCTGTCGTGGCAACTGGTGTTGGTGTTTCTGCCTCTTCTTCAAAGACTTCTTCATCAACTGGTTTAGAGTAGTTACCCTTCAATGTAGTCTCAAGACGTAACTTAAGATCTTCATATGATTTGAACTGATCATCAGCAGTGAATGCTGCTAGACTATGTTCTTCCTTCCAGATTGCTTCCAACTCTTTGTCGTTGAAATCACCTAATGTAGATGTTTCAGCAAACTCAGACTTGTCGTAGTTCCAAAATCCTGCAACTCTTGTAATCTTGAGTTTGAAGTCAGCACCCTTCCAAAAATCGAATGGGTTAACTGGTGTCTCATCCTCAAATGCGGGTTGCATTGACTCCATAATCTTGTCAAAGATTTTCTTACCAAACCTGTATAAGAATACCTTACCTTCGTTAGAAGGATTTGCACTATCTTTAACAACGTAGATGTTGCTGTAATAGTTTAACTTACGCTTTTGTTTGCG